TTGATCCAATTGTGGGAGATGCGCTCAACCGTTGTGCTTTTGATGGTGATTTAGATACTGCGCGAGCGCTGGCTAAGGCTTATCTAACATGATTGAGGGCGCTCTCAAGGCAGATGGGCGCATAGCGGCAAAGAACGCGGTGAAGATTAGAGCGGCACTGCACCAGGTAACAGACTTCAAACGAGTCTTTGACAAATACCAGGAGACTCAACCGCAACCTACGGATAACACTACGCAGGATCGCACCCGCGCCCGCTCATGGTTGATCCTTAATGTGTATCTCAATGATGAACCCTTACGCCAAACAGTCATGCGCGCATGGGCAGAGGCTTATGTTTTAGGACAAGCCGCCGCTGATGAATGGATCAAGAAAACTAAAGAAGCGAACAAGGCTGATGACATTGAAGTTAATTGGGATAACTGGAAGCCAGGAGATAAAGCCACTGCTCTTTTGTTGAACCCAACTAAAGGGTTTGAGGCTTATCTACAATCAACAGGTGGGGCTAGTTATTTCAAAAAATTTAATAAAGAAACAATTGTAAATTTAGGCACTGCTCTTTCTGACTCAATCGCACTTGGTTTAGATGCTGAGAGTGCCGCCGTGATGATTGGGCAACATGTGGCAAGCCCTAGCCGCGCTTTGACTATTGCAATTACTGAGCAGAACCGCGCTATGTCTTTTGGATCTATTGAGCGGTACAAAGAGGCTGGCCTACAAAAGATGGAATGGGCCGTATCTGATCCGTGTGACATTTGCGCAAAAAATGATGGGCAAGTAATTGTTATTGGGCAATCATTTGCGTCAGGAGATCAACAGCCTCCCGCACACCCACATTGCCGTTGCGTATTGCTACCTGTAATTCCTGGAATGGAAGATGAGCCTGAGTTGCCAGGCACAACAATGGTTGTTCCTCCTTCTCCTGTTGATTTTGGCCCTGATGCCACAACTTTCAGAACACCTAAAGAAGAAATTGAACAAGTGGTTGCGGCTCTACAAGAAGGCCGTTCATTAAATGAAGCGCTAGACATGTATGAAGCATTAGATGCGCGCCCTTATGTACCTGGACAATGGGAAATTTTGCCTCAATCTTTGAATAGACAAGCCGCAATAAGTGCTTTAGGCAGAGCCTTAATTTTCCCTATGCCTAGAGAACAAATTGAAAGAACATTTTTTGGTTCTAGGATAAAAAAAGCAGACAAATTATTTATTGAAAAAGCCGTTATCTATAAAAACGGCCCATTAGAAGTTCAATTTTCTAGTACAGGTTTGAAATTAACTGAAGCAGAACGCAAATTAGTTATTAAAGAAGTAGAAAAGTTACAAGCAACAAACCCTAAAACACGGGTTGTTGTACACATTGAGAAAGATGCTAGTGGTAAGTATGGTTGGGCTTACGGCGGCAAGTCAGATTTGTGGGTTGTTCCTAAGATTGTTGCGCAACCTGATCTAAAGGTTTCTGCACAAGGCGCTTACAAGATGCCTGTAACTCCCGCTACTACGCAATTTGAATACACCATTGCACATGAATGGGGTCATTTGATTGATGACATTACACAGGGAACTCAAGACGCTCAACGCACAAATGCAATTAGACGGCTTAAAGCGGAATACCCTAATGCTTTTAAGAGCGGGTACTCAGCGGAAAATAGCAAGGAATTTTTTGCTGAAATGTTTACTGAGTATTACAGAACTAATGGCCAAACTACTAACCTGCTTGTTCAGGCTATGGCTAAGGAATTTGGTTGGAAAGTTCCTGAAATTGCAGGGCCTAAAATTGGTTATGTGGCGGCTAAAAAACCTGCCAGTTATTTCACGCCTGAAAAGGCTTTGCAATTAGAAGAAGGCGTACCGTGGAGGCCTGAAGGTGAGAATTTGTATCTTAAAAAGGTACTTGATGAACAAGGATTTAATGGCAAGCCTAAAGTTGTTTCAACGGAAGAATTCAAAAAAGCCGTGGACTCAGGAGCAATGCCTTTGCATAGAGGTGTTGCAGGAGATACTCCTGAGCAGGTAGATCAATTTGTGGCTCAATTGCTTACAGGGGATACTCCTTATGTTGGGCGCGGAATGTTTGGTGATGGCACTTACTTCACCGACAAACCTTCAACAGCGCTTAAATTTGCCAAAGAGGACAGGTTTGGAAACCCAATTGAATTTGGCAGAACCATAGAAGCGGCTTTAGATCCACGGGCAAAAATTGCCTTCTTAGATGACATAAAAGAAGAATTTATGAGTACAACAAGAATGACCCAGGCTCAAAAAGATTTCTATTATTCCTACCCGCAAGATTTTTATGAAGATGCAAGCATGTGGGCCGCGTCTAATGGGTATGACGCTATTTTAGTCAGAAACCCAGTGGTGAATTGGCAATCACAAGAAGCCTTACCTGATTTGTACACAATTGTTTTGAACAGAACAGCCCTAATCATTAAGGAGATGCCATGACAGAAGTAGAAGTAAGCCGTAAAGCGGGCATACTTGTTGCGTATCTTGATCAGGAGGCTATTGAAGGATTGTTTGCGGCGCTTAAAAAAAGCACTTCTTATGAAACATTACAAGAGCCATACAAAACATGGCTTACGGATCACTCAGCAATACCAACAAAAGATTTACGGACAAACGCAAAAAAGGCAAGAAAGGCAAAGGCATAAATTATGAAAACTGAAAGTTGTGATCCACCTAGAGATGTTGATTGGTCAGAAGCCTCAAGCCTAGAAGTGGTGTTAAGCGCGCAAGAAAACATACCTGGCGCTAAGGCTGAATTGGCGCGCAGAGAAAAAGAAGCACAAGAGTTAGAAAAAAGCGCTGACATTGAAAAGGCGAACCCTAACCGTGACTCTAAAGGCCGTTTTACTTTTGGAGCAGGAGGCCCGCAAGGTAGCGGCGGTGGTGGAGCAGGCGCAGGAGCGGGTGAGGCAGGGGCGGAAGAAACCGCAGAGGCTACCGATTACCGCGGATACCACACAGCGCCTAGACGCGCAGATGGATTTGGCGCACCTGCAACTGATGTTGAAGAAATGATGCCTGATTTTTATGAACGCCCAAACATTTACACCACGGGTATGCCACAAGCAGATAAAGAAAGCGTTTCTGCGCTTATGGCTATTAGAGGTAAACCTGCCAAACCTGTAACTATTTATAGAGCCGTTCCTGAAGGTGTGGACGAAATCAATCCTGGTGATTGGGTAACAATGTCACCTTCTTATGCTAAACAACATTTGCTTAGTAATTTAGAAGCAGGCCATGTAATTAGTAGAACAATTCCTGCGGGAGATTTATGGTTTGATGGTGACAGTATCAATGAATTTGGCTATGACCCAACAGATTAAAAACGCTTGCGTAACCAAAAATTGATACTCTTATACATAAGGCTTTATGTATTCCAATGGATTGAGGACTAATGGCTAATCTAACAACAACTTCCTACTTCAGCATTGAGAAGGCTGACCGTAATGCAGACGGCACAATGACTGTTTATGGCAAGGCAACTGATGACTCAATTGACATTGATCAACAGATTTGTGATGGCGATTGGTTAAAGCGCGCTATGCCCGCCTGGTTTAAGTCAGGCGGAAACATTAGAGAGCAACACAGCAACATTGCCGCAGGTGTTGCTAAAGAGTATGAGGCAAAGGCTGATGGACATTACATTGGCGTATTGGTTGTAGATCCTGTTTCAGTTAAGAAGGTAGATGCTGGCGTACTCAAGGGTTTCTCAGTAGGCATCAAAAACCCACGCGTTGTACGCGATAGCAAAGCGGCAAATGGCCGCATCATTGATGGTCAGATTGTAGAAGTGTCTTTAGTGGATCGCCCTGCCAATCCCAACTGCCAGTTAGTTTTGGCTAAGTCTGTTGATGGTGAGAAGGACTTGGTTCAGGTAGAAGAATTACACGAAAAAGAAGAAACAGAAAATAATAATCCAATACAATCTGAGAATAACTCTGAGAAAGAAAGTGACGCAATGGACACAACAACAGTTTCAGTACCTAAGTCCATTGTGGGCGATCTTGTTAAATTTGATAAGGCTCAGTTTGAAGCGGCGCGTGAAGCGTTGGCTAACCTTATTTCAATTGAAGCGCAGGAAATGAAGGAAGGTCACAATGAACTTTCTTCTCTTGCACACCTATTAGAAGCCGTATCTCATCTCCATGCTTGGTATGAAGGTGAAGAAGCAGAGGGAGAAGTAATGGAAGAAGTAGATGTAGAACTTTCAGCGGGTTCAGAAGAAAAAGAAATGATGCCTGCTAAGGGTGAAACCAAAGAAGCATTTATGAAGCGTTGCAAAGAAGCAGGCAAATCTGATGATTATGGAATGAAGTGTTGGAATAAGTACATGGAAAAGTCAAATGCGGCTACTGACATGACACCAACAGCGGAGACAGGCGCAAACCTAGACACCGCAACAATCATTCCTCCTGCCGACACACCTAAGTCTGCGGAAGCAGAAGAAGCGCCAGTTGCAGAAGAAGTAGTTGCCGAAGAAGCGCCTGCGGCTGAAGAAGTTACAGAAGAAGTTTCTGTTGATGAAAACTCAACAGATAAGTTAGAAGCCATAGTAGAAGAAGTGGTAGATAAAGCAACAAAGGCTCTCAAATCAGAGATTGCCAACCTTGTGTCCGCAAAAGAGGCGGCAGAGGCTAAAGCAATGAGTTTGGAAACTGAGTTGGCAACCGCGAAATCTTTGGCTCTAGGTGGTGGCCCTAAGCGAACAGTAAGCCCAGTAGATGTGAAAGCAACTAATGACTTGCTAACTAAGGCCGCTGTTTACAAAGAAAAAGCAAGAGCAACAACAGACCCAATGCTTGCTAAGGGATACAAGCAACTTGCAGATGAATTTCTTGCAAAGTATGACGAAACCCTTAACAAGTAATCCAACTTAATCTCTGAAAGGAAATACAAATGGCATTAACGCCTCCAAAGGCCGCCGATCTATTCAGTGATGCAACTCCTAAAGAAGCCGCAGAACGCTTTGAGGAATACTCAATCGAACTCTCAAAGAGTCTCTCACACGCTTCACATGTACCAGGACAAGCACCACAGGCAGACCCAATCTCAACACTTGAAGCACTAGCGGCTAACAAGTCACTAACAGGTGACGCTATGAACGGTTTGAATACTGCTCTAGCGGCACAGCGCATGGCAATGCAGGACATTCAAAAGGAAATCACACTTACAACTCCTTTGTCATCTTCATTTGCGGCGTTTGACCTTGAAGCACCTGCGAAGTTGCTTACACCACGCCCAACTCCACTCCGTAACCGTATCCCACGCAAGAAGGGTGTCGGTACATCTCACCGTGTCAAGAGAATTCTTGGTTACACAGGTACAGGTACAGGCGGACAAGGACAGGTTTGGCCTGGCATTACAGAAAGCACACAGAATAACTTTGCTGGTGGCGGTTCTACTCCACTTGAGTTAATCCGTGGCCCACAGATCTCTTACACAGCAGATGATCTAATCTTGCCTTACAACTCATACTCACTATCTGATCAGGTTTCATTTGATGCAAACTTCTCAGGTATGGGCTACCAGGATCTCCGCCAGTTGTCATCAACTTCAACTCTATACGCAACAATGCTTATGGAAGAACGCATGATGCTAATGGCTCGCGGAACAGCATCAGGATACTCAGGCGCAATTGCCGCTCCAACAGCGCTAGTTGCATCATCTCCTGCGGCAACAGGTTCACAGACTGCTCTAGCGGCAGGTGTTTACTACATCTACATCACCGCAGACGCAGGTATTTCTGCTAACGGTTTTGGTGAGTCAATCGTTTCAGCCGTTGCATCAGAGACAGTTGCATCAGGTGATGTTCTTTCTGTTTCCTTCACAGGATCAGTTGGCGCACTTGGTTACAATGTGTATGTTGGAACTGCAACAGGAACAGCAAACTGCAAGTTGGTTGGAACAGTAAAGGGCGCAACAACAGTTATTGTTCAGGGCGCTTCTGCAACTAACCTTCCTGCAAACAACTTTGCGTTCTCAACATCAGGAGCGGCGGCTTCACGCGCTAACGCTGATACATCTGCTTATGCAACTGGTTATGACGGAATTCTTCCAACAGTTCTAGGCCCTAACACTGGCTACAACAACGCAATTAACGCGGCTTTCTCAACTGCTAACCCAGGTGTAGAATTCCAAACTGTTTTTGCTAACTTGTACCAGAATGTAAAGGCTGATCCAGACATTGTTCTTTTGAACGGTAATGATCGTAAGCAACTATCTGATGCAATTAAGAATGGCTCAACTGCTAACTACCGTTTGGTAATTAACAACCCAGGTGAGAACGGCACAACATACGGTTCAATCGTGACTGGACTTCAGAATGAAGTTACAGGCAAGGCTGTTGATCTTATGGTTCACCCGTGGCTCAACTCAGGTGTTGCACCAGTTCTTTCATGGACTCTGCCAATTCCTGATACACAGGTATCTGATGTATGGGCGAACTTCTTAGTTCAAGATTACATGGGCGTACAGTGGCCAGTTACTCAGTTCACCTACGACTTCTCAACATACTTCCGCGGAACTTTCTTCTGCACCGCTCCTGCATGGAATGGCGCAGTTTCAGGAATTCAGCAAGCGTAATGTGTTTAGAATGTGGTTGTAATCAGCCAACAAATAGTCATGGCGGAGGTCAGATTGTATTACCTGACGGAACTCCATCACACATGACTACGGCTGAAATAGTCACAGAATAACAATTGAATAAAGAAGGGAGGGGTGCGGTGTAAAAACCGCACCCTTTCCCAATTCACTAGGAGGCAAAAATGGCAAGATGGGTAGCACCTGACAGAGGTGTTAAAGAAACTGTTATTGGCGGACAAAGTTATTTCACTGATCGCCAGGGTATTTACAATGTAGAAAACAAGGCACATCAAAAGGCAATGAAGGCTGAAGGTTTTTTTGAGGCATCACTTAATCCAATTTCTAGTGATGACCGCAAACGCGGATTTAGTTGCGTAGAATGTGGGTTTGAGGGCTGGTTTCGCAAATGTGGGCGTTGCGGATACGAGTCACAAGAAACACCGCGAGATGGAGAATAAATCATGGCCGTAGGTATCACGCCCGACATTAGTGGTGAGAACCCATACATCAGTGTTGCTGAATACAAGAACGCACCAACGGCAATCAACTATGACATGTTGGTTGTAGGCGGTAACGCGGCGGCTCAAGACGCAGAACTTGCAGAAGTTATTTTGCGCGCTTCTTCATACATGAATGAATACCTCAACCAAAATCTTGTAGCAACTCAATACACAGAAACACAGCGCATACGCTATTCAGCATCAGGCGGGTACTACGCACTGCACCCATACAATGCGCCTATTGTTTCTCTTTCAGCATTTTATTATGGGGCAAACCCAAATCAATTAAATGAATTAGAAGATTGTTCAATAGCATGGTTTGAAGGGCAACAAATCATTATCCCTGGCAATCAAATTGGTTGGAACTACACTTCTCAAGGCCCGCTTCAATTTGGCGGTTCTATCGGGCAAAGCAATTGGACATTTACTAAGTACACATACATTGCAGGATTTGCCAATACAGAAATTGCGGTGGCTACCCTTGCAGGAGATAGTACTTTGACCGTGGCTAGTGGAACAGGTATTTTGGCAGGCGAGCAATACCGTATTTTTGATGGTCAGAGAACTGAGCGCGTAACAGTTGCAAGCAACTATGTTTACGGATCAACAACAGTACCGCTGGCTTCTCCTATGCTTTTTGCTCATGGGGTAGGGGCAACATTTAGCAACTTGCCTACTGTTCTGAAGCAAGCCTGTATTTTAATTACAACCGCATTTATTAAAATGCGCGGTGACGCTTCAACTACTATGGCTTACACAACATCACCTTCAGGCAACATTCCTGGTTCTGTTCGCTATGGCACTGACATAGCAATGGCCCTAGACATGGTAAACAAGTACCGCAGGGTTCGCTAATGACTGCCGTACCTACTCTTACAGGCCGCAACGCGGTACGCCAAACGCTATCTTTATTTTTAGCCAACCCGCGCATTACAAATGTCAATCAGGTTTTTACATCTTTCCCAAAGATCATCAACTACCAGGTAAACGCTGAACCAGGGCAAGCCACAAGAGCGGCAATTGTTGTTTACATTGCTGATGAGTATGAAACCCGCTTAGCAATTGGCGGAGCAACTAATGGTTGGAAGCGTGTTGATTACACCGTAATTGTTCAGATTTTCTGCATTTCTTTTCATAGAGAGGCAGAAGATGTTATGACTGACTTTGACACAATCGTTGATAACATCAAAGAGCGCTTGAGATCAGATCATAACTTTGGCGATCCAACAGGTAATTTAGTTTGGCAAGGTGCAGAGCCAGTTATTCAGGCCCGCTATGGAGAACCTTCTACTGAAAAAGAAGGCGTTACAGAAATCTTTGCTG